TGGCCTTTTTGCATTAAATGTATTAGGATATCAACATGCCAATTGATAAAGCGATCAACCAAGCCCCTGACGCAAGCATTGTGGTCATTGCCGGGGGTCCGTCAGAGGAGTCCTCGGAGATCGAGATCGTCCTGGAGCAGGATGGCGGGGCGGTCATTGAGATTGGCGAGGATGAGGCGAAAGAGGTCGACTTCTACGCAAATCTTGCGGAGGTTGTGGACCCGGATGACCTCGGTCGGATTGCCATTGATGTTTCGGCGATGTTCGAGGCGGACAAGGGATCTCGGTCGGACTGGGAGCAGATGTACGCCAAGGGCCTGGACTTGCTGGGTCTGCGCATGGAAGAGCGCACAAAGCCCTTCCGTGGTGCCTCGGGCGCGACCCATCCGATGCTGCAAGAGGCGATCATCCAGTTCCAGGCGCAGGCGTTTAAGGAGTTGCTGCCTGCCGGCGGCCCGGTTCGCGCGCAAGTACTTGGCAAAGAGACCGTCGACAAGTTCCAGCAGGCCGCGCGCGTGCAGGACTTCATGAACTATCAGCTCACGACGGTGATGGAGGAGTACACCCCGGAGTTTGACCAGCTCCTGTACTACACCGGATACGGCGGATCGACCTTCAAGAAGGTCTATTACGACTTTCAGCTCGGCCGGATGGTGTCCCGCCTATGCCTGGCGGACGATGTGTACATCCCGTACAACGGTTCTAGCGTTGTTTCGCAGTGTTCGCGGCTAACGCACCGCATTGCGATGGACTCAAACGAGTTCCGCAAGCGCGTTTTGATTAACGAATACCTTAATATTGCGGTTGATCTTGAGCCGACGCCCGCGGATCCGAGCAGAATCCAGGCGGCGATTGACAAAGTGACGGGCTTGCAGCCGACGGACCAGGCTGGCGAGGTGTTTTTGCTCGAAATGCTGGTCGATTTGGACCTGCCGGGCTTTGAAGAGGTGGACGAAAGCGGCGAACCGACGGGAATCAAGCTCCCGTATGTTGTTACGTTGGCTGAAGACTCGCTCAAGGTCGTCGGAATCCGACGAAATTGGCGCGAAGACGATGAATTGAAGCGTCGGCGCAACTACTTTGTCCATTACGTGCTGGTGGAAGGCCCTGGCGCGTATGGTTTGGGCTTTGTGCACCTCATTGGTGGCCTTTCCAAGTCGGCGACAAGTGCGTTGCGGCAGTTGATTGACGCCGGAACGCTTGCCAACCTGCCTGCGGGCTTCAAGGCCAAGGGTGCGCGCATCGCGGACGACTCAAGCCCGATCCAGCCGGGCGAATGGCGTGACATTGACGCGGGGGGCGCGGAGCTACAGGCGTCTTTGCTGCCGCTTCCGTACAAGGAGCCGAGTCAGGTGCTGTTTGCGCTGCTCGGGTTCCTCGTAGAAGCCGGCAAACGCCTCTCGAGCACGGCCAACATGCAGGTTGGCGACGGAAATCAGTACGCGCAGGTTGGCACGACGCTTGCGTTGCTCGAGCGCGGGTCGATGATGATGTCGGCGATCCACAAGCGCCTGCATTACGCCCAGTCGCTTGAGTTCCGGCTGCTCTTTGAGGGCTTTGGCCAGTATCTCGAGGATGAGTACCCGTACGATGTGCCTGGTGCGAGCCGCAAGGTTAAGCGCACGGACTTCGACAAGATCGTTTCGGTGCTGCCGGTTGCTGACCCGAACATTTTCAGCTCCGCGCAACGCATTCAGCTTGCGCAGATGCAGTTGCAGATGGCGCAGAGCGCTCCGCAGATGCACAACATGTACGAAGCGTACTACCGTGTGTATTCCGCGCTGAATATCCGCGACATCGACGGCATCTTGATAGCACAGAACAATCAGATGCCCCGTGATCCGGCGTCCGAGAACTCTTCTGTGCTGAACGGGATGAAACTCAAGGCTTTCCCGGGCCAGCAGCACGATGCGCATATCGTCGCGCACCTGATCATGGGCATGTCACCCATTCTTCAGTCTGTTCCGACGTCGGGGATGGAGCTTCAACAGCACATTTTCGAGCATGTTCGTATTAAGGCCGAAGAGGATGTTGAGGCGGACCTTTTCAAGTCGTACGGCACCGATCCCGACCGACTGGTGTCGCCGATCCAGAAGGAAGGCATGGTCGCGATCAAGATCGCCACCTACTTGCAGGAACTTAAGAACTTGCAGGGGCAGCTTTCTGGCGAGGCGGCTGGTGGCGGGGAGGACCCGTTGGTAGCCCTCAAGAAGCAGGAGCTTGACCAGCGCGCCGCGGCCGACCAGGCCAAGATGCAGTTGGATCAGGCGAAGTTGCAGCTTGAGACGCAGAAGGCTCAACAGACGATGCAGATTGACCAGGCGAGGCTACAGCTTCAAGCACAACGAGGAGGGCGAAATGCCACTTAAAAAGGGATCAAGCCAGAAAACGATCAGCCGCAACATTGGCGAGCTCGTTGGCACCTACGGGGAAAAGGGACGCATTGGCACGAGCAAGCCGAAGAGCAGGTCCGATGCTGTAAAGCAGGCGGCAGCGATTTCGTATGCGAAGGCCGGTAAGTCGCGTGGCACGAAGGCCGGCGGCGTCATGGGTGCTGTGCGCACGGTCAAGAAGAAGGACGGTAATCGCCCAGTCAAGATTTACTAAGTCGATAAGCGCTTCGGCCGGTGCGCAAAACCGGCTGCCTTTTCATGGAAACCAACCATGCTTGAATTTGCAGAAGCAGTGCTTCGTGAGATCAGATCTCTTAAAGAAAGCTCGGAACAAATCGTCCTAAATGGAACGATCGCCGACATGGAGCGATATCGCTTCATGATGGGTCGCCTTGAAGGATTGAAGCTGGTTGAGGATTCCGTAAAGCGGCTACTGAAGTCCCGAACGGATGACGACGGCTTTTCAATCTAAAGGAGAACCAGCATGAGTGTGATAGTGAAAGAGTCCACGGCTTTAGAAAAGAAGTGGGCAGAAGAGGCCTCAGCGCGTGTTCCGTCACTGGAAGATGCGTACACGCCTGAAGGGCTGAAGCCCGAAAAGCTCCATGAGGTGGTACTCAACCGCATCCCCACCCCTACCGGGTGGCGCATTGCGATCCTGCCCTACCGGGGCGCGGAGAAGACCAAGGGTGGCATTGCCTTGGCCGAAGAGACCCAGCGCAAGCAGCAGGTTTCGACGGTGTGTGGCTATGTCCTCAAGGTTGGGCCTGTCGCTTATGGCGATGAGGTCAAGTTCCCGACCGGCCCGTGGTGCAAGGAGGGCGATTGGATCATCTTCGGCCGCTATGCCGGCGCGAGGATCCCAATCGATGGCGGTGAGATTCGTTTGATTAACGACGATGAGGTCTTGGGGATCGTTGCCGATCCCGAAGACGTCCTTCACATGTGGTAAGGAGATCCGAGATGAACGAACAATTAGAGTTTAACGTCGGCGAGGGCGAACAGCCCGCAACCGTTCAGGTACCTATCGAGGAGGAGACCCCAAGACTGCCTCTGGTGACAGACGAGGAGCCACGGCAGGCTCGCAAGGAAGAGGAGTTGGACCAGTACAGCGAGGGGGTGCAGAAGCGCATCAACAAGCTGACGGCCCGGCTTCGCGAGACCCAGCGCCGTGAGCAGACTGCCTTGGAGTACGCCAAGCAAGCGCAGGCGCGCGCGCAGGAGCTTGAGCAGCAGTATGTTCGCTCGGACGAGGAGCGGTTGATTGAAGCCAAGAGCCGGACCGAGACACAGGCGGTGGCTCTTAAGCAGATTATCCGCAAGGCCCGGGAAGAGGGCGATATTGACACGGAGACGGAGGCCCAGCAGCGGCTGACCACCCTGACCATGGAGCAGGGGCAGATAGACTCGGCCACGGCCCATCGTCAGGCCTACATACAGCAGCAGCAGCAGGTGGCCCAGCAGGCGGCTTACCAAGCCCAGCAGCCCGCTCCGCCGCAGCAGGTGGACCCACGGGTGGAGGAGTGGGCGGAGAAGAACAAGTGGTATGGCCGGGACAATGTCATGACCCATGCCGCCTGGGGTATCCACCGCCAGTTGATCCAAGCTGAGGGATTTGACCCCAGCTCGGATGAGTACTATGATGAGCTTGACAAACGTGTCCGAGACGCTTTTCCCCAGAAGTTTGGGGACAATGGGTCTACCACGCAGAGCAGGAGCCGTAACGTG